ATTTAGTTGCAAGTCAAAAAAATATGGAACAAAAACAAGAAGAATATTTTGATAACTTATTTGCTCAACTAAAAACTCTTGAGGAAAAATTAGGTGAAATGGATGGTTTGGTAACAACCATAAATAATTTAGAAACTAAGTTTGATAAATTTAGACCAAAAACACCACAAGAAAAATTAGAACTAAGAAGTTTAGATTCAGGACCTTTTAACCAAAAATTATCTGATTTCTTTCAAGACAAAGAACCTGATATGGAAAAATCGGGTAAAAATGAATATGTGTTAACAACTGATGATGCTAATAATTACTCAACAAATGATGTTGAAACTTCATTTAATGATTACGACGACGAAGACACAAATATGATGTAATACTTTAGAGAGGGACATCAATGTCCCTCTCAAGTTTTTTTTAAATATTTTATTGACTACCCTACTTTTTATAACTATATTTTCTACGTAAACCTTTAATAAATATATACAAAATGGCGACAAACAATGTTTTAGATGCAGTTTTGGCTCAGTATGAGAGTTCAAAACAAAGTGGTTCTTCTTCCACTTCAAAATTCACACAAGAAGAAAGAATGAAAAAGTATTTCGCAGCAATCCTTAAGGATAACGAAAAACAAGGTCAACGAACAATCCGTATTTTACCTACAACTGATGGATCATCTCCTTTTAAGGAAGTTTGGTTTCACGAAATCAATGTTGATGGTAAATGGCAGAAGTTCTATGATCCAGGAAAAAATGACAACGAACGTTCACCTTTGAATGAGGTATATGACGAGTTAATGTCAACAGGTCGTGAATCCGACAAACAATTAGCAACACAATACAAAGCACGTAAGTTTTATATTGTTAAAGTAATTGACCGTGACCACGAAGAAGATGGTGTTAAATTTTGGAGATTTAAACACAATTACAAACAAGAAGGAATCCTTGACAAAATTATTCCGATTTGGAAAGCAAAAGGTGATGTTACTGACTCTGATACTGGTCGTGACTTAATCCTTGAACTTACAAAGGCAAAGACTCCAAAAGGAGCGACGTATACAGTTATTCAAACTGTTATGTATGACGATCCGGCACCAACACATGAGGATGCTGAACAATCATCAACATGGGTCAACAATGAGTTGACTTGGGAGGACGTATACTCTAAGAAACCTGTTGAATATCTTGAATCAATTGCAAGAGGTGAAACTCCACGTTGGGACACTGACGCAGGAAAATACATCTACTCAAATAATCAAGAAGAAGAGATTTCTATGGGTGGAAGTGTAAAGTCTGAAGTTAAAAAGGCTGATCCTCAGTCTAATCAAGAAGTTGACGAAGATTTACCATTCTAATTAAACTTTAACATGGACACTTGGAATACTGAGTGTCCATATTTTTTAAAATCAAAAAAATGAGCAAAATAGCAGAAAAAATGTATGAGGCATTGTCCTTAAAATACCGTAGTGAAATCGCTGAGGCGGAAGCAACATTATTAGTTTATTTAACTTCACCTGTTGGTATTGGTGAACACCCACAACATCTTGAAGAAATGGATAAGTTGGTTGAAAAATTCGCTAACGCACAAGATAAACTTGAGTCGTTGGAAAAAATTCGTAAATATAATTCAGCAATTACACAATAACATGGCGATAAGAAAAAGAGAAATATCTTTAGAGACAATCAAAGGTAAGTACTCAACAAAAACAAAATACAAACCAGAAAGTTTTTATAATCTTGGAGAGGCTTTTTTGGGGTCATCTGGATTACCGGGACCTATTATGGGTGGTATAAATATGTTTTTAGGACATTCAAATACCTCAAAAACAACGGCAATGATCCTTGCTGCAGCAGACGCTCAAAAAAAAGGACATTTACCTATTCTTATTATTACTGAGAAAAAATGGTCTTGGGAACACGCTATTGAATTAGGGTTACAGGCAGAAAAAAACGAACTTGGTGAGTATGATGGTATGTTTATTTTTAACGATTCGTTTGATGTGATTGAACAAGCAACTGAATTTATTAATGATATTCTTGATGCTCAAGAAAAAGGTGATATTCCTTATAGTTTATTATTTTTGTGGGATAGTATCGGTAGTATACCTTGTCAGATGACTTTTGATGGTAAAGGTGGTGGAATGCACAACGCAAAAGTATTAGCAGATAAAATTGGTATGGGAATTCATTCAAGAATCTCAAAATCTAAAAAAGAAGAATATCCGTATTACAACACTTTGGTTATTTTAAATCAACCTTGGGTGTTACTTCCTGATAATCCATTTGGACAACCTGAAATTAAGGCCAAAGGTGGTGAAGCGGTATGGTTGGCATCATCATTAGTGTTCTTATTTGGTAATCAGAAAAAGGCAGGTATTAGTCACATTGATGCGACTAAGAATGGTAGAAAAGTATCGTTTGCAATTAGAACTAAGATTTCAATATTAAAGAATCACGTTAATGGTCTTGGGTATAAAGATGGTAAGATCATCGCAGTACCACAAGGTTATATTACAGACACAAAAGAATCTTTGGATAACTATAAGAAAGAATATTCTGATTATTGGGAAACAAAATTAGGATATTCAGATTATTCTTTGGATGAATCTGACGATGACTCTGACGAGTAAAAAGTATTTCAAACGACTTAAAAAATTTAAATGGTCAAAACATTAATTGTTGATGGTAACAATTTATTAAAAATAGGATTTCACGGAGTTAAGGATTTTTATAATAATGGGGAACACATTGGTGGGACTTGGCATTTTCTTAACACAATTCGTAAATTTTTAGAAGAAACTAATTTTAATAAAGTTATGGTCTTTTGGGATAGTGATACAAACTCATCACAAAGAAAATTAATATATCCAAAATATAAGATGAATCGTAAGTCTTCCCCTAATGATGAGGAGAAGACAGATTCATTTAACAAACAAAAAACAAGGGTTAAACAATATCTTGAAGAGATGTTTATAAGACAATTAGAGGTTGAAAATTCGGAAGCGGATGATCTTATTGCATACTATTGTCAAATCTCTTTAGATGAAGAGAAAACGATATTCTCAAGTGATAAAGACTTAACTCAATTAATCTCAGAAAAGGTATTAATCTATTCACCAAACTTAAAGTCGTATTATAAATTTGGGGACAACATTAAATTTAAAGATTGTTCTATTCCTCATTATAATGTTATGACATTTAAGATCCTTGCTGGTGATACTTCGGATAATATTGACGGAATAAGTTTAATGGGTGAGAAAACTTTAATTAAGTTTTTCCCTGAAATACTTGATTCAGAGATATCTTTAACCGATATTTTAACAAAGGGTGAGTTATTGTTAAAAGAACAACAAAAAAATGTTGTTTTAGGAAATCTACTCAGTGGAAAGACCAAAGAAGGTATTATGGGTGATGATTTTTTTAAAATCAATAAAAAACTCGTAGATTTGTCAGAACCTTTAATTGATGAAGAGGGTAAAGAAATGGTTAGGGAATATTACTCTGAATCTATGGATCCCGATGGGAGAGGACATAGAAACCTAATTAGAATGATGATGGATGACGGATTCTTCAAATACCTACCAAAAGGTGATGACTCTTGGGTTAATTTTTTAAAACCATTTTTAAAATTATCAAGAAAAGAAAAAACAAAATTTAGAAACAAAAAGTAAAAACAAAAAAAAAGATGAGAGATCAAGATGTAACAAAAGTTGAATTCCTATTAATGTGTAATGATAACATTGTAGTACAACGTTTTTTTAACGTTAAAGGATTTAACAAAAATGCCCACAAATCTGAGGATTTTTATGACCATATGAGTATGGTATGTCGTAAATTACAATATGATTTGAAAATGCGATCAGTGGTCTATATGTTAGACAACAAATATGAAATTTCTGAGAACCCAGAAATTTTAAATACGTCAATTACTGACGGTGATGAAAATTTTAACCTATATATTAAGGTTGGAGACATGACAATTTGTCAGAGAAGGTTTGACGCTAAAGTCTACCCACCAAAGGTAAGATATACCGTAGACCTACGCCCAAAGCTAAAAGGTATACTAAACGACCTGACTGACATTTTTTCAGGCAAAAATTTTAATTATTTTTACCCTGAATTTATCCAAAACTAATAGTATTTATCTTTACTAACAGAAGGAAAATTATGGCGACAAACAAAAATTTTGAGTATCTAGGAAACACATTCCAATTACAATTACTTAATCAAATTATTTTAGATAAAGATTTTTCACATTCAATTATTGATGTGATTGAAAACAATTATTTTGAAAATAAATACTTTAAAATAATTACCCAAATGATCAGAGAGTATTATACAAAATATGATCACACACCATCATTTGAGACACTAGAACAGATTACTAAATCTGAATTACAACAAGAGATTGCATCCAAGATAGTATTGGATACAATTAAGAAAATTAAGGACGCACCTATTGATGGTGTAGCTTTTGTACAGGAAAAGGCGTTAAAGTTCTGTAAACAACAGGAACTTCAAAAGGTTATGACCAAAGCTCAAAAAATCATTGATGGTGGTGAATTTGAGAACTATGATGCCCTTGAGGAAATGGTTAGAGGAGCTTTACAAGTAGGAGCTAAAGACACAAGTTCAATGGATGTCTTCTCCAACATTGATCAGGTCCTTGATGACGACTACAGACACCCAATTCCAATGGGAATACCTGGAATTGATAGACTACTTAAAGGTGGTTTGGCTAAAGGTGAGATTGGGGTTATATTGGCACCAACAGGTGTGGGTAAATCTACAATCCTAACTAAAATTGCTAACCACGCATTTAACTTAGGAAACAACGTACTTCAAATCTTTTTTGAGGACAACCCAAAGGTAATTCAAAGAAAACACTACACACTTTGGACTAAGATTCATCCCGATGAATTGTCAGAAAAAAGAGACGAAGTTATCAAAAAGGTTAAAGATATTGAGGAATCTATGCCAAATAAGTTAATTATGAATAAGTTACCATCTGATACCGTAACTATGTCTCAGATTAAGAATCAAATCAGAAAGATGGTTGCTGATGGTAATAAGATTGATATGGTATTACTTGATTACATTGACTGTGTTGTTCCTGATAAGAATTTAGGGGATGAATGGAAGAGTGAAGGATCTGTAATGAGAGCATTTGAAGCAATGTGTCACGAAATGGATTTAGTTGGATGGACTGCAACACAAGGTAATAGAAGTTCTATTTCTTCTGAGGTTGTAACAACTGATCAAATGGGTGGATCAATTAAAAAGGCACAAGTTGGTCACGTTATTATTACGGTTGCAAAAACACTTCAACAGAAAGAAATGAAATTAGCAACAATAGCAATTACAAAATCAAGGGTTGGTGATGACGGAGTTGTATTTGAGAATTGTAAATTTGATAATGCAATGTTAGACATTGACACCGATAGTTCTATGACTTTCTTAGGGTTGGAAGAACAAAAAGAAGAAAAACAACGATTAAGAGTCAAAGAGTTGTTAGAAAAAAGACAACAAAGACAAAAAGACGAAACAAAAACTAATTAATTTTAAGAAAAAAATGGAAAAAATATTAAAGGAAAACCCTAACAGGTTTGTTATCTTCCCGATTGAACACAATGACATATGGGAATACTACAAAATGCATCAGGCGGCGTTTTGGACGGCTGAAGAAGTAGATTTAACGAATGATATTCGTGATTGGGAAAAATTAACAGATAATGAAAAGTTTTTTGTTAAGAATGTATTATCATTTTTCGCAGCTTCTGATGGGATTGTAAATGAAAATTTGGCGGAGAACTTCTATCGTGAAGTACAATATCCTGAGGCTAAGTTTTTCTACGGTTTTCAGTTGGCGATGGAGAATATTCACTCATTAATGTATTCGTTATTGATTGATACATACATTAGTAATCCAAAAGAAAAAGATGAGTGTTTTAATGCAATTGAGAACTTACCAGCAGTTAAGAAAAAAGCGACATGGGCTCTTGATTGGATTGATAATGGATCTTTCCAAGAAAGATTGGTGGCATTCGCTGCGGTTGAAGGTATATTCTTTTCAGGATCATTCTGTTCAATATTTTGGATGAAATCAAGAGGAATAATGCAAGGGTTGTGTAATGCAAATACACTTATCTTTAAAGATGAAAACTTACATTGTGATTTTGCAATTCACTTATTGAACAACCATTGTGAGGAAAAACCATCTGAAAAAAGAATTAAGGAGATTTTGTTATCGGCTTTAGAAATTGAAAAAGAATTCATTACTGAGTCATTACCTGTATCATTAATTGGGATGAACTCAAACTTGATGAAACAATATTTGGAGTTTGTTGTTGATGGACTTTTAGTTAAATTTGGTTGTAGTAAAGAATTCAACGTTGAACAACCATTTAAGTTTATGGAACAGATTGCGGTTGAAACAAAAGGTAATTTCTTTGAGTCTAGAACAATGGAATACCAAAAAGCAAAATTGAACGAAACGATTACGTTTGAAGAGGATTTTTAAATATTAAAAAATTATGATGTCACTTAAAATATTAAAACGAGATGGGGATAATGTAACGTTTAACCCACAGAAAATTTACAACCGTGTTAAAAAAGCAGCAAAAGGATTGAATGTTAATTCAGATGAGATTTTTATTAAGGTTATTACTTCAGTACCAACTGAGGGTGTAATAACAACAAAAGAATTAGATAAGTTAGTTTATGAGATTGCGGCATCTTACACTGGTAGTCACCACGATTACTCAAGATTAGCGTCTTCAGTTGCAATTTCTTCATACCATAAAGAAACCAATCCAAGTTTTTCAGAAACTATGAATTTGTTATTTGGTGATGGTATCATCAATGAAAAATTGATTGAGACCATTAAAGAATATGGTGAGGATAGTATTGATGAGGTAATTAATCACGATAATGATTATAATTTTGATTACTTTGCTTGGAGATCTTTACAAGAAATGTACTTGTTAAAAAGACCTAATGGTGTTGTAGTTGAAAGACCACAACATATGTATATGAGAGTCGCATTATGGGTTACAGATAACTTTGTGGAGGCGGTTGAGTACTACAAATCATTATCAAATCAACTTATATCTAAGGCAACACCAATTATGATTAATGCGGGTACAAAGGTACCTCAATTAGCATCTTGTGTTTTACACTATAATAATTCAGATTCAAGAAGTGGATTGTTAAATACATTAACGGATATATCAACTTATTCTTCAGACGCTGCAGGAATTGGACTATCAATGTCTAACATTAGAAGTAAAGAAAGTAGAATATCAAGTTCAGGTGGTTATGCGGGTGGTTTATTAAAATACCTTAAAATAGTTAATGAATCTTTACGTTTCTTTAACCAACAAGGTCGTAGACCAGGGTCAGCGGCAATTTATCTTGAACCTTGGCATAAAGATATTTTTGATTTATTGGAAATTAAAAAGAACACAGGTGCTGAAGAATTGAGAGCTAGAGATTTGTTTACGGCACTTTGGATCCCTGATAATTTCATGAGAGCGGTAAAAGACAATACTGAATGGTATTTATTCTGTCCTAACGATATTATCACTGCAGGTATCAAACCATTACAAGAATCATTTGGTGATGAGTATGAAGAAAATTACAATAAAGCGGTTTCTTTAGGGTTGGGTAAAAAAGTTAAAGCACAAGACATTTGGTCTAAAATTATTGAATCACAAGTTGAAAGTGGTATCCCTTATTTATGTTCTAAAGATAGTGCAAACAGAAAGACTAACCACCAAAACATCGGTGTGATCAAACAATCTAATCTTTGTAATGAGATTTATCAGTACACAGATGAGGAAACAACGGCTATCTGTACATTATCTTCAATAGTACTTAAAAACTTTATCACTAATGGTAAATTTGATTTCCAATTGTTGTTTAATGAAGTAAGAAAAGTAGTTAGAACTTTAAATAAAGTTGTAAATATTAATAATTACTCAACACAAAAAGGATTAAAAGGTGGTTTAGAACAACGTGCAATTGCTATCGGAACACAAGGTTTGGCTGACGTATTTTACTTACTTGACTTAATCTTTACAGACGAAGAGGCAAAAATCTTGAACAAACAAATTTTTGAAACCATATATTACGGGGCGGTATACGAAAGTAATGAGTTATGTAAAAATGGTAAACACGAACCATACAAACACTTCAAGGGATCACCTATGTCTAAAGGTATTTTCCAATTTGATATGTGGGATTTGAATGAAAATGATTTGTCAGGATATTGGGATTGGAATAAATTAAAAGAAGATGTTAAAGAGTATGGGGTATGTAACTCATTATTCACGGCACAAATGCCTGTTGCATCTTCCGCTAAAATTACAGGATCATTTGAGATGACTGAACCGGCTCACTCAGCATTGTTTAACAGAAGAGTTGTTGGTGGTGAAATTATGATTGTGAATAAATACTTAATTTCTGATTTTGAGAAAATTGGTATATGGTCTGAAGATTTAAAAAATGAAATTATTATGAATGAGGGTTCAATCCAAAACATTAATTTCAATAACTACTTAGATCCTGAAGACAAACATTATAATAAGAAAGTTAAAAGAATTGAGCATTTAATCCCTAAGTACAAAACTATTTGGGAGATCTCACAAAAAGAACTTATCAACATGGCGGCAGACAGAGCACCATTTATTGATCAATCACAATCAATGAATATCTATATGTCAAACCCAACATTGTCAAAGATTACCTCATCACACTTCCACTCTTGGGAGAAAGGTTTGAAAACACTTTGTTACTACGTTAGAACAAAGGCAATTTCAACAGGAGCGAAACACTTAGCATTGGATATGACAAAAAGAGAACCAATTAAAAAAGTAGAAACACCTAAAGTAGATTTTTCAAATATGAATTTACCACAAAAACCTGATAGTTCAGAGTTTGAATGTTTCGGATGTTCATCTTAGTATGAATCTTATATTACAATGGGAGATCACGGCTTAGGCCGTGATTTTTTATTTTATATGTATTTATTCAAAACACATAGATACTATATTTATAAGATATGGCAAATGGAATAACATATGGGGTAAATTTTCCTTTTAGGGAATCTTACGTTGGTAAATATTTGGATGTTTCTGATACAACTGAAGAGGAAGTAAGAAGTAATTTAATTCATTTATTGTTAACTAGAAAAGGGTATAGATATTATCTTCCTGATTTTGGAACAAGATTGTATGAATATATTTTTGAACCTCTTGATGGGCCTACATTTAGTGAAATTGAAGGCGAAATTAGGGATTCTGTTGAAAAATATATGCCTGGTGTACAGATAACAAATATTTCAATAACCGACGCTTCTTTAGGTGAAGAAGATAAGGGTACTTTTATTAATCCTGACGGAGAAAGAGAATTTAAAGTACAAGGTATAAGTGAAAAAGAACATACCGCAAAAATTAAAATAGACTATAAGGTCACAAATCAAGCCTTTGAAAGTAGTGATTTTGTTATTATCAATATTTAATAGTATATGGCTGAGAAAAAAATATCATACACAACTAGAGATTTCCAAGGAATAAGAACTGAGTTAATTAACTTTACCCGTACTTATTATCCTGATTTAGTACAGAACTTTAACGATGCTGGAGTTTTCTCAGTAATGTTAGATTTAAATGCTGCCGTTACGGACAACCTACAATTTAATATTGATAGGAGTATTCAAGAAACGGTATTACAATTTGCTCAACAAAAATCTTCAGTTTATAATATCGCTAAGACTTACGGGTTAAAAATTCCGGGTCAAAGACCTTCGGTGGCATTAGTAGATTTCTCAATAACGGTTCCCGCATTTGGTGATAGAGAAGATTTAAGGTATTGTGGTATTCTAAGGAGAGGATCCCAAGTAAGTGGTGCAGGACAACCATTTGAAACCGTTTATGATATTGATTTTGCCTCATCAATAAATTCTGAAGGAACATTAAATAGATTAAAGATACCTAACTTTGATGCTAATGGTAAAATATTAAATTACAACATTGTAAAAAGAGAAGTTGTTGTAAACGGGTTTACAAAAGTATTCAAACGAGTTATTACACCAAATGATGTAAAACCATTCTTTGAATTATTCTTACCTGAAAAAAATGTTTTAGGTATAACAAGTGTCCTTTTAAAAGATGGGACTCAATTTAATACAATTCCAAATCCACAGGACTTTTTAGGGTTAAACGATAGATGGTATGAAGTTAAGGCACTTGCTGAAGACAGAGTATTCATTGAAGATCCAACTAAAGTTTCTGATCAACCTGGTATTAAGGTTGGTAGATATATTTTAACTAACACTAAATTTACATCTGAGTATACACCTGAAGGTTATTTAAAAATGACATTTGGTGGTGGTAATGTTTCTGCTGAAGAACAACTTAGAGATTTTGCAAGATCAGGTAAAGGATTTGATTTAAATAAATATTCTAATAATTTAGCTTTAGGTGCGGCTCTAAAGTCAAACACAACATTGTTTATACAATATAGAGTTGGTGGTGGACAAGCAACTAATTTAGGTGTTAATGTAATCAATCAAATTGGTACGGTTTCATTCTTTGTTAATGGACCATCAGAAAGTATTAACAGATCTGTTATTAATACATTGAAATGTAATAACGTTACTGCAGCGATTGGAGGGGCAAATGCACCAACACTTGAAGAAGTAAGAAATATGGTATCCTATAACTTCTCAGCACAAAACAGAGCGGTTACAATAAATGACTACGAATCAATTATTAGAACAATGCCATCTCAGTTCGGAGCACCAGCAAAAGTTGCAATTACGGAAGAGAATAATATGATAAAGATAAAAATGTTATCTTACGACACAAGTGGTAATTTAACTGATACGGTTTCTAATACATTAAAAAGTAATGTTGCAAACTACCTATCAAATTATAGGATGATTAACGACTACATTTCAATAGAAAGTGCAAACCCAATTGATTTAGCGGTTAATGTTGATGTTGTATTAGATGCTAGTCAAAATCAAGGTGCGGTCGTATCTAAAATCATTGATATTATTTCAACATACTTTAGTCCTACAACAAGACAATTAGGTCAAAATGTTGTGGTATCTGAGTTAAGAAGATTAATCCAAGCGGAAAATGGAATAATAAGTATTTCTGATATGGAATTCTTTAATAAAGTTGGGGGACAATACTCTTCAAATCAAACATCTCAAAAATATTCAGATCCGGCAACTAAACAAATTCAATTAATTGCGGATACAATTTTTGCTGAACCTACTCAAATCTATCAAATTAGATTTCCTAACAAAGATATTAATGTTAGGGTCATTAATTTAAGTACGGTTAATTTTTCCTAATAATTTATTTTTTTTTAATTAGAACTATTTTTTGAAAATAGGAAATAAACTATTTATCAAAAAAGACTTTAATGCCAAAATCATATAGAATAAGGACTCAAGTAGGGGTTGACAAATACATCAATGTAAAATTAGACCAAGATTTTGATTTTTTAGAGATCCTATCTTTAAAAATAAATCAATCAGACCTTTATACAAAGGTGTGTTCTGACTATGGGGTTGTAGTTGGTAGAGTTATTGTTAATGGTGGTTTTGGATTACCAAATGCGAAAGTATCCATATTCATACCATTATCTAGTGAAGATGAATTAAATCCCACAATATCTGAATTATATCCATATAAAACATTATCAGATAATAATGAGTTAGGGTATAGATATAATTTATTACCTCATGATCCATCATATAGTATTCATGCTGCAACAGGGACATTTCCAAATAGAGAAGAAGTTTTAACAGACCAAACATATATTGAAGTTTATGACAAATATTACAAATATACCGTAAAAACAAACGATAGTGGTGACTATATGATTTTTGGAGTTCCAATCGGAGCTCAAACCGTTTTTATGGATGTTGATTTATCGGATATTGGATGTTTTTCATTAACACCACAAGATTTAATTAATGCGGGTCAAGCAACTCAAACACAAGTTAATGGATCAACATTCAAATCGTCATCAAATTTAAGTGAATTACCACAGATAAAAACAGTAAATAGAAATGTTGATATATCACCTCTTTGGGGTCAAGAAGATATTTGTCAAATAGGTATTACAAGAGTTGATTTTGATTTAACTAATGAGGCAAATGTAACGATTAATCCTACCGCTATTTTTATTGGGTCTCTTATTTCTACAACTAATGAAGATTCACTTAAAACAAATTGTAAACCAAAAAATAATACAGGAAATTTATGTGAATTAATTGCGGGGCCCGGACAAATATTGGGTATTAGACAAACAATATACCCTGATAAAAATAATTTTCCAGTTCTTGAACAATATAAATTTGAACAAGATGGTAAAATTATAGATGGTGATGGGTCTTTTTTAGCAAATGTACCAATGAATTTGGATTACATAATAACTAATGAATTTGGGGAACAAGTAATATCAAATGACCCAACAAAAGGAATACCAACAAAAGGAAGGTATAGATTTAAATTTAAATGGAGTAATGAAGGTGGGTTACAGAATGATTTTCAGAGAGCAAATTTTTTAGTTCCAAATATTAAAGAACATGGTTGGAATACCAGTGGTACAGACCCGTTTGATCCAACTTCAGCAGTTTCAACAATATTTAATACAACTGCTGGTAATATTACAAGTGATCCGTTACCTCCATTTACTGAAGGTGGGTTACTATTTAATGGGAAGACTAATTCCGACACTTTTACCGTTTATGTTAACGGACTACCATATTATGGTGATACTATGGTTATACCTGTTAATGTTGGTGATTTAATATCAATAGATTCAAATCCTGTTGATAATACACAACCACAACAATTTGATTTTACATTCTTTCCACAAGGTTATTTTGATTTATTGAGATCGTATAGTTTTAGTTTAGATTGGGATGATTATGTTGATCCAGTTTCGGCAATCAATTGTGAGGATACATTCTATGAAATGAACTACAATAAAGTTTACACTACGGCAATGTTCCTTGACAGATACAAAAATGGGGTTGGAAGAGGAAGACACTTAGGTATTAAAGAAATTGATAATAGAGCTTGTAAATCAACGGTAAATACATTTCCATCTAACGACATTATTAAAAATTTTGACGCTATATTTTTCATTTTTAATGTCTTTATGAGTATTTTGGCATACCCATTAATAGTATTATTATTTGTTGCTCACTTTATCGCATGGATGTGGCCTGTATTAAAGTACATATTAATCGTTTTGGGAATATATTTCCTTTATGATGCAATATCGGAAATGATTGATTGGATTAACTCAACATTAGAGAATTTTGCGTTTTCAGTTCCAGGTGGGCCTATAGTTAATATAGGTTTAATTTTAAGAATTGTGGCAAAGTTTGTATCGTTTATATTTAGAATAGGTTTATCAATAGCATTTATTGCTTTTACAGTAAAATACCTTCTTAAGATAAAAAATTTCCCAAGAATAGGTTTACCTATGATGTCTTATCCTGAATGTACAAGTTGTGATTGTGATTGTGGACCAGCAACTTTAGAGGATGATATTGATCAAAATACAGTTAATGACGCAATTACCTCAGCACAATCAAATACTAACCAACAACAACTTGCTCAAAATAAAGGATTTTTAGCTCCGGTTAATATGCCAAGTGCGTATGATGTTCAACATCCTAATGCCCAAAACAATCCTATTGAGGATCAAGAAAAATCAAATGATGGTCCGTTTTCGGCGGGAGATTGTCTTCCTGGTGCAACCGCCGCATGCATAAATTGTGATTTACCATCGTTAACTACTTCGGCAATGAAACAAGATATTACTGCTCAGGTTGCTGCAAGAGGGATTGCCGACTACAATAGACTTTTTTCTGGTTATGATATATTATCATCATCTACAGACCCTAATGAGGTTAATAAAACAACAATATTTGGTAATGAATTTGCGTTGTATCACGCACCACAACCATTCCTATTTGCGGCTTGGGATAACGCTGGTAATGACCCAAGAAGTTGGGCGTTTCCTACAACCGCAACTTTTCCTCAAAAATTAAATGAATTTAACACAAGAGATAAATATTTTGATTCTTATGGTGGTGCAAATAGAATAAAAAGTTTTGTTAACCCATCTTTAAATGGTAATACTTTTTTTGAAGATCAAATAATAGTTCTTTTAGCTAATCCAGGAACTAAAGATCAAATGCAAGTTGGTAAACCAATTAGTTTTAATGACCCAACACAATCCAATGGAAATGTTAATATTACGGGAGCTACATTAAATCAATTAGGTAATAACTCAATTACGGGTACAACAACAACAGGTCAAACATCAATATCCGTTACTTATGCGAACCCTTCAAATATTAATGATCCGAGTGGAAATACGATACCTTTTATAATTACCCAAACACCAATTTCAAACATTCCGTCATCAATTAGTGGAGATGAAGTTGGAAATCTACAATACCCTACCGATGTGGAATATTATCAGATGATAACAGGTATGACCGTTTCTGCTTTTCAGGCAATATGTGGTAATAGTAGTAACTCTGGTACATTTCCTACAAGTTCATTTTTAAAACATAGAATCCAATTTATATATTGTTGTGAGGGTACTTATAATACTTATGATGCGGGACAAGCTTTAGATCAAATGACTAACTATACAGATTTTGAAATTATAATTTTAAATAGGGGTGTTGATGTCCATACCGCAAAACAAAAGATAAAATACGATTTATCAAAGATATTTGGTAAATCATATGGTAATATTATAACACCTGAGGGAGATTATTTTTTAAATATCCCTATACAACCAACAGGATTAAAACCATCAAGTCATAACACCACAACAAACTCAACTACTAATCTTTATTTCCCATCATATAATTTTAATATAGGACCTGCGGATGGATCTAACCCTAATTATAGTGCGTTTACTTCAAACTATCCTTATTATTATTTATCTACGGATGATCTTAGTGTTGCCGATTACCAACCAGTTAGTGGATGGCAATTTATTGGATCTTCTTTATTAACTAATACTCCAAGAACGATATTACAATCAAGTAACTATACGATACCGGCTTTTTTACCATCGTACATTGGGGGTGGTACATTTTTAGGTAAACAAAATAATGGTGGTTACCTTAGTTGTGGTAGTGAAAGTCAAAATGCAAACACTCCTGATAATGGAGCTGAAGCTAAGGGTCAAATAGGTGATGTACCATCAAACCAATTATCTGCGTTATATTCACCGGCATATTATAGATATACATTACCTGGTGTTAATTTTAATGATAAAACTAAAATGGTAATGAGAAGTGACCGATTACCAACATCTACAAAAACTGAAGATGGTGCGGGATCAAGAACAGGTTTTGCGGTACACCAAAATAATAATTTTACATTTTATACTTCCGATGGTACCGAAGGTACATCAGGGTCAGGTATGTCACTTGAGATATCGGGAGAACAATATGATAGTCCAACACAAACTTTTGATTGTGATACTATGGTATCATTACAATGTTATCAGGGATCTGGTAATAATGTATCTATTATACCTGCAAATCAATGTATTGTTCCGGAAGGTAGAGTTAAAGGTGGGTGTTATTGTCTATTAAATAAAAAATATTTAACTGAATATGGTGAAGATGTTAAATTATTTTTAGAATGGAAAACAAGATTTACAATTACCTTTGCTGCTTGTCGTGGTGTATTTGCACAAGTTTTTCAAAACAATTGGATAAATGGGACATTATATATGTTCTCATTTAATAAAACCACAACATATGCGCCTTTGTCTACTATACCAACATATAATTTTTGTGATGATGTTATTGTTTTTAATGAATTAACTAATGGTTTCTATTATAGATCTTCACCATGGAAACAAAGTACACAAGAATTCATTGGTAAAAATAAACCTTTGATTAATCCAAATTGGCCATCATCAATAGTTACTGGATATCCTGGATTAGGTTATAATGAAAAACAAATACAATTTCCAACAACAATTGCTGATTTAGGACCTAGAGATGAGTTTATTACTGAGATATGTAATAGTTCAAATTTTAATGGTTATATGGTTGATCAAGTTAAATCTACTTCTTATCAAGACACATCAGATATAATCCAAATTGGATTTTTATCTAGATTATTAAATGATACATTTAGACAGGCAATCTTACCTATAACAACAGGTGGTGGTAGTACCGAAGGTAAGGGTATTATCCAATTCTTTAATAGTAATAGAAAGGCGGATAGAATAGATGGTGATTTTGCTCAAGCTCTATCAATAAACTCTGAATGGAAAATTAACCCATTTATTTTTGAAAATTACCCTAATCCAAATTCAATATATTTTGGTGATGATAACCAATCACCACCAAGACCTGTATTTGGAATATTCTTTGAAACCCCAACTGATGAATATAAATATAGAAGAAGGTTTGCTCCTGGTATTGAAACATATAGTCAATCACCATTAATACAAGATTACTATGGTTTTCCAAAGACACAAGATGTTCCTCATTATCAATGGAAGATAGATACATCACCAAATATATTTGGGTCTGAAAATAATAATTGGTATACGTATTCACCTTTCTTCCATAAAGGGTATCAAAACTTAGATTTTAATATTGACCCATATTTTCAATCTTCAACCACTAAATTAGGTATGATCACTAATTTTGATGTAAATGGTCAACCATTACCAACACCACAAGTTACAAATCAAGTTTTAGTTGGAGCTCCATTCCATTTTTATTTTGGGTTAAATAATGGTAAAACTGCAATTGATAAGTTTGTTAAATTATACGTAAATACCGAAGGATAATATGATAGACAACTCAACAAATATTGTATTAGGTAGTTTAAGATATAAAGGATCAAGTGATACCAATCTTTTTATTGATGTTCCATTGGAACAAACTGAAAAAGAAATAGTTGAATTTGATAGAAACGTTGATTTAAGTTTACAACAGGTTTTTGATGATGAAAGACAATCATCAACAATTTTTAGACCTGTAACTAAATACTCATTTATATTTAAAAATGAATACACTGGATCAACAACCTACGTTCCATATAGAAATAATTTGTATTATACAAACGCAATTAATAACGCAATATCTTACGCCACAAATCCTAATACCCCTTGGGAAGGTTACCCCCAATATTCTGAATTTGATTTTATTAGAGTTGACAATAATGTGGTAGGATATACTCAACCACCAAATAACCATGTAACATTTATAAATAAAAGTGCCTCTACTTATAATTGGACTCATTATATGAGTTATGCGTATGATAACGATTATACAAAACCATTATTTGCAATTGATAGTGAAACTACCGCATCTTGGTTTTGGGCGGCATCTGATGGAATACCATTTACAATAACATCAGGTAGTGATGACAATGCTAATTATATTACATTTAAATGTCCTATGAAACATGGGTTACTAACAGGAGAATTTGTTGAATTGCCATTTAATTATAATGGTGAAACTATTTTCCAAGTTAATGGACTTGGTGATGATGGGTTTGGTAGTGAAGAATATATTTTTAAAATTTATAATGTTGGTTTTACTGGTACCACGTTCCAAAATGGAACCGCAAGTACATTTAAACGTATAATTAATAAAAGTAATAGTGGGGAAACAATGTCAGAATATTATGTTAGAAAACATAAAATTTTAACTAATTCAGAATGTGCTTTATTAATAAAGGCGGGATTTGAACAAAATATATTTGAATCAAAATCAAAATTTGAAAAAGATGTCTTAACTCCAAATAATATAAATAGGGCCTCAGTAAAAGAAGGTAATCAATCATATACTTTATCGTTTAATTGTGATATTGATATTAAACCACTACGTGATAATCAAAATAGACCCATATCTGAATTGTATTTCACTACATTATGGAAAGGTTATTTTGGATGGACTAAAGGTATGAAACAAGGGTGGGAATTTAATCAACCATTAGATAATGGTTTACCAAATTCTTGGTGGGATCAAGGTAATTTTCTTTCAAGTACAAACATAATTCAAGGTCAATATAATTCAAATACATTCCCACCTGTTGGTCCATTTTACTATAATGAAGATTTAGTAACAGGAGATACCATTGATGGTGATTTCTGTGAATGGAATGATTACGAACAAACGGAGAGAGTAATTTCAAAGTATAATAATAAAATAATTTTTAATGATTTAAAATTTAATGTTGAAACTGATGCTCAACCATCTAATGAATTCGGGTATTATTATTACCCCCATAGTCCAATTGTTATAAGAGAATATTCCGATTATATTGAAGAGGCCGACTCTAATTTAATATTAGATATTCCTGACTATGCATATTATTCTAATTTATCAAATAGTTTCAGATGGAGAGATCTATATACTTATGGTTATATAGATACTAATGGTGTTGGTGTTAACTATCCATTTATGAATGGTAAGCATTACCCATATGTTAATACTATTTTTAGATTAACACCAGAAGGTATAGGAGTACAAAACATAAACGTTATTGCAGAACCTATAATTGATGAGTGTGAATAAAATTAAAATAATAAGACCAACCACAGATAATTATGTGGATATTCCCATTGAAATGAAATGGGATTTTGCGGGTCATGATGATAGTATTTTGGAATACCAAAAAGAGATAGTTAAGGAAATTATTGGATCACCAAATGACTTTGAGATTAGTCGTTTTTCACATAATTCTGATATTGATGGTAACACAGATATAAATTATGAATTTTATTTTTATGATAATGTATCATCAATAACCGCAACTACAGTTACTCAAACAAATTGGGGTATATCCTATATAAATGAAGGTTTTACAAATGAGGAGGTATACTATTATAGTAAACCTTTTACTAAGTCATTCTTTAAGTTGGATTTTTACGATACAACAGATGAAAAAACCCAACAAATTTATTTCACAATAATATTACCTGTACAACAAGGCGAATTTATGAGTGTAAATTTAAATGTATTATTACCAAACGTAGATATTAGAAAACCTAAATTCAAATTGGATTATATTGGAGATAAAGAAGGGTTTTTCATTTATTGGTTAAGGGACAGAAACTTTTACGATATAAATAAATTTTATATGTCATCTAAATTTTTTGATGCAAAATTAGGTGTATATGTTGTAATGACTAATACACCACAACCATTAATAAACCCAAATAAGTTTAATTTTTTACCCCAAGACTATTTTTATTACAAAGTAAACTTAGATTATAATAACAAGACATATGAAGTGTCATCTACCTCAACAACATTAAGAGTTGGTGAGGCATTGACACCAATAAAATGGTATGAATACGTAAACCCATAATGGAAGAACAAAAATATTACTTTAAAATATCTCCCGAAAACATTTACGGAGATCTTAGATTGGTTCAGTACACCGGTGGTACCGATGTATATGATACTACCGATCCTTGTTGTCCTATATTAACAGGGGAAACAAGTGTAACTGGTATTGATAATATTGGAGTTTATACAGGTATGACTTATGTGTTGTCGGGTGGTACAAACGGTGATTCACTTTTAACGGGATTAACTATATCATTATTGTTTACTGAAACCGCAGTTGATATGGGGTATTACTCGGTTTTTGATGGTGCGGTTTTACAAAAAGATGTAATTAATAACTTTTTATTTTCGGGAACCACGGGTAGTCCTTATACGTATTCTTTTTATAATACTTCGGACACCGAATTTATAAAATTCTTATCGTTAGTGAAATATGTTGTTGATTGGGGTGACGGATCACCAAAAGTAACACTTACAAGTACTTCACCAATTTCACATAATTATCCAACTTCAAATAGTGAATATCATATAACTATGACCGCAACATCACCATGGGGTATTTCAAAAATAACTAAAACAATTACAACACCATTTGATGATGTTATAATATCAAACCCTAATGGTACTGCAACATTTACACCGGCTGGTGGTAATTGGACGGGAACATCATTTAATTATGATTACATTTTTAGTGGGGATTCAAATACAGACATAAATGATTTCTTCAGTTACAATTATACAACAATACCATTTTTAATAACGGGATATACAGAATCAACTATAAATGATTTAGCTCAATATGGTCCAAAGGGTAATCTTTACGGTGGTAAATACAAGGTAGGAATTCAGGTAACGGGAACTACAGGTAGTGTTGGGACTGTATGGGGACCTGATCCAAATGGATTATATACTGCATATACAATAAATCAAATTGATTATTTTGATTATGAAGATTTTACACTTTTTATGGTGTATTCATCGGGGTTTACTCAAAATGATTTAATAATGACTGGTTTAACTAAAAACGAAGCATTAATAAATGTTATTGATCAACCTGAGGTTCAAACTAATGTTTTTATTGAAAGAGGTAAAAACTCTGCCTTAGAATATATTGAAAGGATAGGTGAGGTTGATAATGTTGGGGACTTAGAAAAATATGGGTATGGATTTTTTAATGTCAAAAAAGACCTTAGTTAAGTATTTATTAGGTAAGGAAAAATAAACTAAATATAAATTAAATTCTTGTGGCTACAGGTAATTACGGAACAATAAGAAGTGCGGACGTTAGTCCTGATGACGTAGAGATCATCTTGAATTATACGCCATCAAGGGATGAAACAGATAACTTTGTTTTAACTAAATTAGATGCAAAATCTATTTTAAGACCATATTTTCACAATGCAACAACTGGTGGTAATTCAGGTGTTGAAATTTTAGGTGGTTTATATAACTTAAAATTACCAGCTGATCAATTTAATAAATTAGGTATATATACATTGTATATTAGACCGGCAGAAATTAGAACTAAAATAACAGATTGTGGTGTTCTATCTTCATTACCTAATGTTAAAGGTATTGTGGTTGACTTAAATAATGTTCCATCACAATATAGAAATAAATTTGTTAATCAAGGTTTAATTGGTTTTAGAGTTGAATACTTAAATTCTGATGGAACTAAAATTCCTAATTTCTTTAGAATTATAACCTCATCATTTTATTGTGAACCTGTTGTGCAAAATTTAACAAACACATCACAAAAAGCTATTAGATATAGATATGTTGAAAGTACATCAAATTTACTTTTTTGTACACTTTCACCATCATCTTCTCCAACTAATAAACCAAGTGCGACACCATTTATTGGACAACCTGATCAGAATATTATTATAACTAATACATTTTTTAATCCTATAACTACAGAAGTTGAAATCGTAGAACACGATATATCAACATTAGCAATTGCCCTTTATGGTAATCAAACCAAATCTATTGATGATGGTATTTACACAATCTACGATAGTGCTAATAACATTTACAAACAATACAACTTATTTGAAGTACGTGATCAATTTAATGAATTATTATATGAGGTTAGACAAGATAGAAATAACAATATTGATTTTAGTAAAAGTTTTAACAACATAGTATAAAAATGGCGGTAAAAAAATATACTTGTCCACCACAGTCCCCAAGCGGTCAAGGGACATTTTCTGACAACTTAGTTGGTTTACAACTTGTTGATGGTGGTGGTTTTACGCAAGCAAATTTTGAATTTACCACGTCAATTACTGAAAAACAAAATAGAAACTTTTCAATAGGAGCATTTTCAGAACCTATATCTTTAGATACGTTAAATATTGAAAGTGTTACCGAATCAAGAGTAATACAAGCGAATAACTTTAAAGTTTATCCTAATTTTGATTTATCTCAAGTTACTAACTTTACATTATATGGATCTTTAGTTAAAAGAGTATCTACTTCTATTTTACATATTATTAATTTCTTTCCAGGAGCATTAGAAATTACATCAGTTTTACCAAATTATAGTACAACTGAAACTGCAACAAACATTCTGTATGATTCGGTTGAGGATGAAACAACATTTGATGTTTATATAAGTTCTTTAAGAAACCCATTTGATATTGATTATAGTTCAAATGCCAATAGAAATTTTGAACTACTTGAAATTGAAGTTTCATCTTTAAGGAATTTTACAGTAAATTACCCAAAATATTCATTATTTATTAATGGTAGTGAATATCCTTTTATATTCTATAGTCCTTCTAATAATACATCCACTACATTAAATTTTGTTGTTAAAGGTAACCCATTCTCAGGTAATCCTATATCTTATGATTCTTTGGTTATTAGACCTAATGATATATACGTAAATAAAACATTCAATGAAGCGATGGATGAGGTTGAACAATTTTTGTTAAACAGATCTATAACTCCAATATATACGTCAACGTTTACGGTCCCAAGAGAAAATGAGGATGGTACGGTTTATTTAACGACACAAGCAATCACATTTCCTAAAAATGGTCAATGGAATTTAGATATATCGTCATTGGCGTTTGATAACTATCTTACTACTTTAAATGAATTTGCTGCTAACTTAGATTTATATCGTACTAATTTAATATCACGTTTTTTAACAACAGGAGCTATTAAAGAATTTGATACTCCTGATCAAAAAATAGAGAAGGTATTACAGATATATGGTAGAAGTTTTGATGAAACAAAAAAGTTTATATCGGCATTATCAAACATGAATAATGTTAATTACAATATTAAAAATGATATACCATCTCAGTTGTTAAAGAATTTAGCAATGACATTAGGTTGGGATCCAAATATCTCACCAATTACAAATGATCAATTATTGGATTCTGTGTTTAGCCCGGGAAGTAATAATTTTAGTGGTTTGTCGGTTGGTATGACACCTGAGGAACTTAACTACCAATATTATAGAAACTTAATTTTAAATTCGGCATACCTTTTTAAATCTAAAGGTACAAGAAAATCTATTGAAATTTTATTGAGATTAATTGGAGCTCCAGAAGCTTTAATTGAATTTAATGAATACATATACATTGCGGATCAAAAAATAAATATTGAGGAGTTTAATGGTCAATACGCTCAATTATCAGGAGGAACATATACTCAACAATTACCTGTTTTAGATACAACGGATATATACTCAATACATGGACAACAATTTACAGGATTTACAACAACAAGTATTATAAGTGATGTAAATGTTTACCCTGAAGATTATCCAATAGATGATTTTGGTTATCCAATGATGCCAACAACAAGTGATTCTTACTATTTCCAAATTGGAGGAGGTTGGTTTGAATCCACACCACAACATAGGATGCCGGAACAAGTAGATACTACGAATAGTGTTTTTACAGGTGCTAACCCTAATTACCAAACGACATTATTACCATTTAACTATGGTGAAGAATACCTACAAAGATATAGAACTTTCCCTTATATGAATTTGGGTTATAAATTACGTAGAATAGTTGATAATAAGAAAAGTTGGACAGATACTCAAACTGGTTTAAGAACTAATTTTGATGGAAACTTCAATGCATATTATCCTGTTAATAGTGATAAATTAGTTGTAAATGTTAAGAATGTTGACATATTTATGAATCCGGCTCAAGGGTTGGTTTATGATGTTTGGACTATGTCAAGGCAATATAATTATCCGATACCTAATCAAGGATTAAACTATGTTGAGCCAACACGTTGTAATCCAACACCAAATACTCCATACCCACAAAGGGGTGGAATTGATTGGACGGTAATCAGCCCAAAACCAAAAGAAAAAACATTTTTTGAATTTGCACAAACTTTTTGGCATAATACAATTAATGTTAGAAATAGACAATTTATTACCGATGGTAAGACAGGTGGGTACCCAACCCTTCAATCTATCTATTGGAAATACTTAGAATCGGGTCAGGCAATTAATGTACCTAACGATAATTTTACATATCAAACAATGATTGATTATGTTAATGGTTTGGGAACTTATTGGATAAAATTAATTGAACAAATGGTTCCTGCAACTACAATATGGAATACAGGTACCAAATTAGAAAACTCAATTTTCCACAGACAAAAGTTTGTATGGAGAAGACAAATGGGTTGTCAACTTGTTCTTGTCCCATGTAAACCTTGTTATGCTATTGGACAATTAATACCTGTTGATTGCCCAAGACAAGCTATTGATTGTCCTATTTATCCTTGGGGATCTAGCCCCAATGTTAATTCATTTGGGGTTGTTTTAGGGGATGTTTTAACAACATATTTAAATGATAATGGTTATGATTTAAATAATGATTGTTTAATTAATAGTATAGCATCTGAATGGTATGTTGATGTAAGATTAAATGGTATTCAAATTGTGAATTACAAATTCTTTGATGGTAATGGATATGCCGTTAGTGGAACAAGTTTCCCAACTCAAGTGAATTGGTTAAACGCCCTTTATGATTCACTACCACAAATGATTGATGAAGGTTTATCATATTATATTGACGAAACAACAAATATCGTTACTATATATAATAACACTTGTAATACTTGTGAATTATTTAGTAACCAAAGTAATTTGGAATTAAATGTCGGGATAAATTTTCAAATAATATGTAATCAATAATGGGTATTATAAATGTAAATCAATTTAATATAACGGGAGATTGTACAAATCAAGGGTTAGGTGTTGTAACTTTTTCTGTAACTGGAGATACTCCTAATTGGTTAGTCATTGAAAGTCCTACCGCTAACCTTAATTTACCCACATCTGCGTTAACAGATACAATAATAGATGTAGGACCACCAATAATATATGATAATGTCTATTATTATTCGGGGTTAAGTGAGGGTAGTTATTTTTTACAAGTATATGACTCAACATATAGTAATTATGTTGTTGTAAATTTTCATATATCTTCAGGAACGTGCGTATCAATTGAAACTACAAATACTACCTGTGGTTTAGATAACGGAAGTGTAACCGCAACAACACAATATTCTTATGGATCAGGTTCTATTTTTACTTTATATGATATTGATAATAATTTTATTTCAAGTGGAAATTCAACAAGTAATGAATATGTTTTTCCTCCTGTTTCTGCCGGAACTTATTATGTTGTTGCGGATGATGGGGGTGGTTGTACAGGTAAATCCGCTTCTTGTATTGTAACAAATTCAACTCCTTTTGATTATGGTTATTATGTTGTAAACGATGGAAGTTGTATAAATAATAATGGTAGTGGTAAAATATTTTTAACAGGTTTATCTGATCCAAGTTTATATACAGTTAATTGGTTAACAAGTGTTAATGGACAAACTGGAACAACGGTAACAGGTTTAACCGCTGGTTTATATAACGTAGAAGTTACAAATAATGATGGTTGTTCTCTAAGTAAAATAATAACTGTTACTGGTGTAGACCCATTGGGTATTGGTGGTTTTATGACATATCCACCAAGTTGTTTCACTAATGATGGTGAAATAAATATAATTGTAACAGGTGGAACCGCGCCATATTATATTGGATGTTCTAATGGTGATAGTGCAATAATATTTAATAACGATTATACGTTTACAGGTTTATTTTCTGGAACATACAATTTTAACATAATAGATGCCGGAGTATGTACCGTATCAGGGACAACGTCTATCAACACATCCAATAGTTTTCAAGTATTAAGTATTGACACAACAAATTCAATTTGTAATAATAATTCGGGATCGGTAAATATTACTTTAATTGGTTCAGGATATTACACATATAGTTTAACAGATTCATTAAATGATACAACAACTTTTGGACCTACTACTAATATAGTACAAAATTTTGATACATTATCTTCAGGTGATTATGATTTGGTAATAACTGATGGTGTATGTACATATCAAACTACAATTACAATTGATAATACTGAACTATTTACAATTTCTGCAATTACTCAAAATACTACTTGCGGGTTAAATAATGGATCAATACAATTATTAGCAAGTAGTGGTGGGACATTACCTTATAGTTATCAGATTACAGGATTTGGACCGTCTTCAATGTCAACATTTAATAATCTATCTCCTGGTAATTATACTGCCACAGTTACAGATCTTGCGGGTTGTAGTCAGACATTAGATTTATATATTAACGATTCAAATAGTATATTATTTGATTTAGTTGTAACTCAACCAACATGCGGTAATAATGGTGAAATATCAACCTTAATATATGAGGGCAACCCAACATTTACATATAATTGGAGTCCAAATGTTAATGGTCAAACTGGAACAACCGTAACATCATTAAGTGGTGGAACATATAGTTTGGAAATAATTGATTCAAGTGGATGTACAAGTACTGAAACCGTTGTTTTAAATGGAACTAATGTACAAGTAAGTTATCAAACATATAATATATGTAATGATAATTTCCAAAATACAGGAATACTTGGTAAAAGAAGTATACAACAAATGTTTGCTGAAGGTTTTAAAGATTTAACATATGATGATACTGGATGTATTATTGTTAGCGCAAATTTTATTGCCGACATTACCGTTGATGGAGAAAACACTCAACAATCATTTTACGTTTCTTCAGGGTTAACTGAATATCCATCTGACTATGAGTGGGGTCAAGCAATCACTGAAGTTTTAGAAAGTTATAGTGGTATAAGTAAAGTTGAAATTAATTACTCACTTAATCAAATTAAAATATATAATAAATGTGTTGAAATAGATGGGTGTTTACCTGAAACCATTTATTATCTATCTGATGCAAATATTGTGATCAATTTAAAATTGGAATATAATATTTCTTGTTATCAATGTATTGTAACCCCAACCCCAACTCCAACACAAACGGTAACACAAACATTAACGACAACACAAACTCCTACTCAAACGGTAACACAAACGGTAACACAAACGGTAACGCCAACACCAACACAAACGGTAACACAAACATTAACACCAACACAAACATTAACACCAACACCAGGATTATCACCAACAAACACACCTACTCTTACTAATACTCCTACACCAACAGAGACTCCTACGTTAACGCCAACAGAGACTCCTACTAATACTCCAACTTTAACAGAGACTATTGGATTAACACCTACTAACACACCTGTTCCAACTAATACACCAACGTTAACGGCTACCAACACCCCAACTCTTACGTCAACACCAACATTAACCGCAACAAATACGCCTACACTTACTGAAACACCAACGCAAACGCAAACTAATACCCCTACACTTACTGAAACCAATACACCAACTCCTACAGAAACTCCAACATTAACACCTACGGAGACGCCAACTGAAACTCCGACTAATACTCCAACACAAACACCTACATTAACTGAAACACCAACACTTACTCCAACTAATACCCCAACTTTAACTAGTACACCTACGTTAACGTCAACAAACACACCTACATTAACATCTACTCCAACATTGACATCAACCAACACTCCAACGTTAACTGAGACTCCAACTTTGACACCAACAAATACGACTACATTAACATCAACCCCTACGTTGACTGCAACTAATACTCCGACGTTAAGTGAAACTAATACCCCAACACCAACAGAAACTCCAACAAATACCCCAACTGAAACGCCAACAAATACTCCAACTGAGACTCCGACATTAACACCAACACTTACATCAACCCCAACAAACACTCCGACATTAACACCGACGGGAAGCCCTACTAATACCCCTACATTAACTCCAACAAACACTCCAACTCTTACGTCAACAAATTCATCACCAATTCCAACACCAACACCAACTACACCATGTAAACTTGATTGTTGTCAAACTTTTTTATCGTATGGTGCTAATTGTCCTGAGTCTTGTGGCCCACCTACACCAGTTCCAACAGAATACTACCTTTCAATATGTAATGTTGATCCTTGTAGTTTATCATCTGCTTTTGGAATTTATTCAGATGCCTCTTGTACTACACTAGCATCAGATGGTTACTATTCTGATGGTACTGGTTGTTGGAAATGGTCGGGCACTATTTTAGCATATCAAGGTCCTTGTTAATAAAAAACCCCCACTTTAAAGGTGATGGATCATTCACGGATGACGGTCCTTGTCCTTAATTTAAATTCACTTTTATTTATTATATAATATCTTTTAATATATGGAAAATATTCTTTTTGTAACTGCACAACCTGACGTACCTTATTTTCATTGGCAAGTAAAATTATATACGCATAATTTCATTGATAAAGGAATTAAACCTTGTCAGATCCATGTAATTTTTGGATTACAAAAAAAACAACAACCATCAAAAGGAGCATTAGAATTATGTGATTATGGTTATAATGTTCATTTTTACGATGACGACAGAGATAATAAATCTTATATACCAAGTATTAAACCATATTTAATTTACCAATGGTTAAAGGAATATCCTGAAAATAGTAAATTGTTTTTTCTTCATGACTCTGATATTATATTCAATAGATTACCTGATTTTGATAAATTATTAAATGATAATATTTCTTATTTATCTGACACGATAGGGTATATTGGTTACAACTACATTAAAGATTGTTGTGATAGATATGAGAAACAACACCCATTATCAAATAAAGAACAATTATTTCAAGAAATGGCTGATATAATTGGAATTGATGTTGATATAATTAAAGAAAATCAAGAAAATTCGGGTGGAGGACAATACCTCATCAAAAATACGGATCCACTATTATGGGGTAAGATTTATGATGATTGTACCCCATTATATCACCAAATGTTAGATTATCAAAAAAGATTCCCAATTAACCCTGGTCAAATACAATTTTGGACTGCAGAAATGTGGTCATTATTATGGAATATGTGGAATTCGGGATATAAGACAAAAATCACAAATGAATTTGATTTTTCTTGGGCAACTGATGATATTGATATTTATGATAAAAAACCAATATTACATATGGCAGGTGTAACCGACCAATTAAAAACTACAAAATTTTATAAGGGAGATTTCATAAACAGGAATCCAATTGAGGATTTAAGGAATGATAGTAGTTACTTCAATTATGTGGATAAAAATAGTTCCACGATTAAATATATTGAAGTAATGGAGTCATTTTTAGAAAAAAATAAATAACTGATTATTTATTAGTAATGGGAACTAAACCGATATCAATTAAACCTGCAAATGAATGTGAAGTATTAACTCTATTTCCAATGGTGTTAATATGTAATAATACAAATCCAAGTACGTTAGAATCGTGTGATGGATCAATTAGCCTTATGGTTAGTGGGGGTACACCACCATATGATATTAATTGGGAACAAGGTGGATATGGACAAACAATAGATAATCTTACTTATGGTGATTATCCCGTAACTGTGGTTGATTCTTATGGTGATTTTACGGCAACTACAATATGTAGTTTAATCCCTGCAACAACAACAACCTCAACAACTTCCACAACAACAACTACTTTACCTGCGTATAGTGGTTTATGTATGAATATTATTGATACAATTGGAGCTAATTCTGAAATACATCAATTTTTATTTAATGGGTATTTAAATGGTATGCCTACTTGGGTATCTAATGATAATTTATATAACATATATTGGAGTACAGGAACAACAAGCCAATGGTTAGTTGATGGATGGTCTAATGGTGTTATATATAATTCAAATACATCAACACCTCCATTAACGGGATGGCAATTCTTAGGTGGGGATTGTTTAGGGTCATATATAATTACTGTATCTGAAGGAAATTGTGTAAATAATGTTATGATAAATTTATCTATAAATGTTAATTCTCCAACCTGTGGTAATAATGGTAGTATTATTGTTACGGCAAATGGGGGAACACCGGCATATCAGTATTCAATTAATGGAGGAACAACTTATCAGTCAAGTCCAGTATTTACTAATCTATTACAAGGTATATATGTTGTTAAGGTTAAAGATTTAAATAATATAACAACAACACAAACTGTTACATTATTAGCTCCGCCTCCTAGTCAAACGTATCAATTAAAATTAACTTTAATTGGGACTAATTCATTTGATATAACTGTAACCCCAACATTACCTAGTGGAGCTTATATTACTTTTGATTTAAAACATAATAGTGTGTTTAAATTAGCCCCTTCACCAACTGCCGCTTTATACGATAATATAGTTACTGTTAATGTTAATGGTTCTCCAATATCAACACCATCACCTATTTTAAGTACAAGTACTACGTTTAACCCTTGTAATTCTGGATCAATATATAATAATACAAATGTCACTACTTGGAATACCTTATTATTTAATTCAACAACAATAATAAATGGTAGTTTTACAAATACTATAAACCCAATAACACCTTTGGTCACCTGTTATTCAGTTAATGGGACAACTAAATTATTTATGACAAACGTTATATTAAATAATTGTAATTGTTGTAATGTTACAATTATAAATCCATCATAATAAAAATGAGTAATAAACTATTTATTGATTAAATGAGTTATATATTAAAAAATACATCAGGGTTAGTTAGTACTAGAATTACTGACACCGGAAGGTTAAAATTATCACAAGGTAATTTTAATATATCCTATTTCCAAATTGGAGATAGTGAAGTGTCATATAATGAATTACCAAACACTTATAATCAATCAAATAGTGTTGTTTTAGAACCAAGTTTTAATAGTCAAAATAATGCTGGATCTCCTGAATCAAACAAACAAAATATTAAATACCCATATTATGTTGATGACAATAATATTAATACATATGGTATACCATTTATGGATTCTGTTATTGAACCTGTTTATAATAGAGCTCCACTAAGAGGATTTTTCACAGGTAATACAACTGCATCAACAATTAATTATAGTGCGTTTACAGGATCAAAATATGTTGTGACTTCTAATTATATTGTTGATATGTCAACATTAAATGGGTCAAATCAAATAACAATTATTCAAGACATATGTGACCCAACAAATACCAATAAACCTGGTATTGGAGATTTTATTACAATATATTATGATGGTTTAGCAAAATACGATTGTTCTTGTGATAATTTACCTACACCAACACCAACGGCAACAATAGGTACCACACCAACATTAACTAATACTCCCACTGCGTCAAATACTAATCTTGACCCGTGTGCATCACCAACACCAACACCAACTCCATCGGCAACACCTTGTTTGACACCATCAAATAAACCTGTTTGTCCTATACCATCTGACCCTTCATGTGTTAAACCTGTTCATTCATGTTTCCCAATATTAACATACAGAATTATTGATATTTGTGAGAACAATGTAACTTTGGATAGACCAACACCAAATTATATTGGTTTAAGTACGTATTGTTTTGGTAGAGTATTAGTATACCCACCAAATATGACAACAATATATGATAGTATCACACCTAGACCACATTGGGCTGATGATGTTATTAATTTTGAATCTATTTGTGATGTTGATCAATTTGATGTTAAAGTATGGAATATGAATATTCCATGGACTGAAAGTCCTGCAGGATTAAGATCTACTGAGTATGAAGATTATACGTATTTTGGTTCTATTGATTATATTGGTAGTAAAGAATATTTTGGATACAATTCTACATCAGGACAGACTGATACAAGTTATGTGTATTATTATAACTCATTTGATGAAATTGTTCAGGTTAAACCTGAGGAACAGAAGGCAATTGCTATTATACATTATACAAATCAAACTATAGATTTCTTCTATGGTGAGAAATTTGCGTTAGAACCTTATAATAACTCAAATCCTGAAGACACAACGGGACAAGCTAGAAACTTTAAATTACATATGCCGACATTAATGTGGCATAAAAATCCTGAGTGTTGTTATGGTCAAACATTTTGGGTTGATCCTCCGGGGTTTGATGGAAAAGATTTGTTCCAAGTTCAATATATTAAATCAACTAAGAATCCCGATATGAATCAACCTGGTATTCGTTATTATCACTTATGGGACACTAACGCAAATGCTGACGGATTACCAAGTAGAGTTGGTAAAGTATTCCCTGATAGTAAATTAATTATTATTGATGATGAGGAAATTATTGCGGCGTTATCATATAAGTCAAATAGAAACTGGACATTACCGGCATCACAGGTGTCTTTAATAACCCCTAATACTTGTGGTTTAACTACCGCAACAACTGAAGGTATTTTAACAGGTAGTAGTGAAACTATGTTCGTTACTTATAGATTAAGTAATCCTTACAATTTCACTAATTCACTACATTCTAACTATTATTCTAAAATAACGGGTAATAATAATGATTGTAATCCTGACACATCTAAAAATGTGGCGGTTAGATTTGGTGCCGAGTTTAAATGTTTAACACAACCTGGATATAATCCTGTTACAACTACAACAACTTATTCTCCATTAACAACTACTACTACTTATCCTTTATTAACAACGACTACGACTTACTTACCATTAACGACTACCACAACAACACATTGTCCAACTACTTGTGACACACCTAATGGATTCTTTGCGACTAACTTCCAAGTAATTGCACAAAAAGTGGTAACAGGTCAAAGACCTGATCCATCTAAATGGAAAGTTATTGACTACACTAGTTCGTTATCGGCAACAACAATAAATGGTTATATAACTGAAGAAGGTTTAACTGGAACAACATTTGTTATTACCCCTGATCTTTATAATAATGCACCATATTATAATCTTAATAATTTCATTCCATTAACACCACTTGGTACTACCACACCTAATCTTAATTTTGGTGACGAGTACTTTTTCTATGGGGCATTTGAAAGTGATATTCAAGCAACAATTTATGAGATGAGGTATAAAGTAAATTTAAGTTTTGCCGAATTCCAAACCACAACAAATCCTACATGGAAAAAAGGATCTAATTCTTATGTCACTGAGATTGCGTTACTTGATAGTAATAAAGATGTTATGGTCGTTTCTAAAATGCAATCACCTGTGTTAAGACAAGGTATACAACAGTTCGTAGTTAAGTTAGATTTGTAAAAAACTTTAGTTTTAACTTCTTACTATTATATTATAATAAAACAATCTTTTATGAGGACACCAATGAAAAATTCACCTAAAGTATTGGGATTAGATATCTCAACTAAAACAATAGGGTGGGCACTCTTTGATATTAAAACACAAGATCTATTAGAATTAACTCACGTATCTCCAAGACCTAAAAATAAAGATACTGAGGAAAATAAGATGTTAGAATTAATATTAAAATCTGAAGTATTCAAAACTAAATTAGAGGATTATAAAAAATTAGGTATTGTAAGTGTTATTATTGAAGAACCATTATTAAACTCTAATAATGTTTATACAATCCAAACTTTATTAAGATTTAATACGTTAATATGTAAAACAATTTATGATGTGTTAGGTATTGTCCCTGAATTTATATCAACATATAATTCAAGAAAATTTGCATTTCCTGAATTAGTTCAAGAAAACGATAAAAAGAAACACGTTTTATTTGGTGGACTTCCTAAGGACATTGATAAGAAAATGATCATATGGGAGTTGGTTGCAAAAAAAGAACCTCAGATCCAATGGCAATACACAAGAAACAATACTTTAAAGAAAGAAAACTTTGACCAAACAGATGCTTATGCTTGTGTGTTAGGTTATATGAGAAGTAAGGAAATTTGGAATTAATATCGTTTAATTTACCGATAATTTAGAATATCGTCTTTTCAGACGATATTTTTTTTGTTTTATATTTTTAATCACAAATACTAATGCTAACAAGGACAACCATATACCGCAGTACATGCTCCACAACTATTTGTACCTACAAAAATAACTCCGGCTCCAACGGGTGACCCAACAGATGTTGAAACTGTGGTCCAACAATTATTACCGTAAACTACTCTTTGACCCGCAATAGTTCCTGGAGGTAATATTAAAATAATATTTGAAGTACAGCTGCAACAATCAGAAACTTCCCATTTATCTCCACCTGTTTGAGTTAATGTTTGGGTAGGAGTAGGAGTTAAAGTTTTTGTTGGTGTTGGTGTTAATGTTTTTGTTGGTGTTGGTGTTAAAGTTTTTGTCGGTGTTGGTGTTGGTGTTAATGTTTGTGTTAATGTTTGAGTAGGTGTTGGTGTTAATGTTTGTGTTAATGTTTGAGTAGGGGTTGATGTTAATGTTTGAGTAGGGGTTGATGTTAATGTTTGAGTAGGGGTTGATGTTAATGTTTGAGTAGGGGTTGATGTTAATGTTTGTGTTAACGTTGGGGTTTGTGTTAAAGTTGGTGTTGGTGTTGACGTTTTTGTTGGTGTAAGTGTTGGTGTGGACGTTAGTGTTGGTGTAGGAGTTAATGTTTGAGTAGGGGTAAGTGTTGGTGTCGGTGTAGGAATAATACATTCAGAACAC